TTTACCATTTAGATCGGGGTGTGTTTCTTTCGTCTTTTTGTCGTTTGTAAATAACGCTCCGCTGTTGTCTCTTTTTTCCATTTTTATTTTACTTTTAATTTTAACATTTTAATTACTAAAGAATCAGCATTTACAGTACCACCTTCATCGGTTACGGTTGTTAGTGCTTCAATCAATTGCTTTATTTCTTTTAGTTCTTTCTTTAAAGTTTGTATTTCTTGGTTAACTTCAGGATTCATATTACTTGAATTAAGTTATTATAATATTCTCTACATTCTTCTATTCGTGTTTTAATAGCTTCTATTACTTTCTCATCTCGCTTAATTACGTGCGTTTTAACACGCTTTTCCTTAGGTATATGCATGAAAGTATGTTTAGCCTCTACAAAGTCTATTATTTCATCATTTTCGTCTATTTCGTTTCTTCGCCAGTGTTCCCTTCTTATTTCATCACGAACGATTTGCAAAGGTGTGTCAATCAAACAGTAACATAATAACGCTTCGTTTTTATTAGTCAAATACATATAACCTTGTAATTGAAAATAGTAATCTTTATTTTTTACTTCTTCTTCTACTACCTTTTCAAAGAATGTGAACGCATCCCAAGAAGATTTAACGTCTATTAATACGTCCGTGTTTACGTCAGGAATTCCAGTTAGATATTCGTTTTCTAACTTTTCTTCATTCTTGTAAATAAATCCAACGTCTAAAACTTCGTTAACAAGTGCAATTGCTTCAGCTTCTACTTCGTTTCCTTTGTCCGTGTACCTTGACCAAAATTCTTTATGTATTCCGTATTTTTCTTCAACGGCCAACTCTAAAAGATATGTTTTAGTAGTTTGAGAAAGACGCACCCCCTTTTCTCGGGGGTTTGTCATAATTTTACCTATTTGTGAACATCGTATTTTCATAGCGCTTTCAATTGTTCTTTAGTTAAATCAAATTTAGCTCGTAGTTCTTCAGCGGTAAATTTACCCTCTTCAATTGCTTTTAGTGCTTCGAGAAATCTTTTGTTGTCTAACGTTTTTCTATTATCTTTTGAATCAGGATCGTTTTCCGTTTCATCAATTAAAAACAAACCGTTTAATGCGTACTTACGTGCGTAGCTTGAAGCTGTACCTGTTGTTTGTTCGCTTGACATACCTTTGTGTTCGCTTAATTCAGCATAGGCGGTTACTTTAATTTCTCCATCCGTGTTAATCAAAGTTGCAGTTGCTTTTAAAAATAACCTACCACCAACCTCTACTACTTCGTCAGTGAGTATTAATACACTTTCGTATTTGTATAAAATAGGTTTTGCAGATTCTAATATTTGTTCCGCACTTCGGTACTTGAAGCCGCCAAATTTGTTGAAGCTTCCTTTAGGGCATTTTAATTCCGCCTGAATTTTAGTTAAAACTTTCATGTTATTTTGTTTTGTGTTTTGCAAATATAATAATAAAATCTAATATAACTATAGTTTTTAAATTTTATGATAGATTTCTTTAGCTTTTAAATACGCTTGACTGGCTTCTTGTTCAGTATTGAATAAACCTAAATATGTTTTTTTACCATTAATTCTAATATAAGCATAAAATTTTCTCGCACCTTTATTAAAATAATATCCTTTAGTATTTAGTCTATTCCATTGGTTTTGTTGCCTTGTTACTCCCCTTAAATTAGAAATTCTATTATCATGTCTAATTCCATTTATATGGTCTATTTCTTCAGGACATTCATTATAAATAAAATACCAAGCAAATCTATGGTTTCCTATCGCAAATAATTTATCATTTAATCTAATACTAAATTTCATATATCCATCTTTTTGGATATAATTTACAGGTTTATTATATTTATTATAAACAACTCCTGTTTTACAATCATAACTATAACCTCTTTTAATAGCTAACTTACATCTTTCTTCTCGTGTCATAAAATAAAAAAGCCTTAGTGCTTTCAAGGTTACGGACTCTACTCACACTAAGGTCTTAAATAAATTTTTAATTGTAGCCGTAACCCTACAATACAAATATACAAATTATTATTTAATTATAAAAATCTTGATAAACCATTAGCACAACGTTTTATGCTATTTGCTCTTTCATTTAAACTCTTTATTTGTTCAACTATTGTTTGATTGCAATCTGTAACAAAATATCCATTTGAATTTGCAATTAACGGCAATAAACCATTTGAACGAATATAGTTAACTAATTTTCTTAATCTCGGTTGTGTTAATCTTATTTTGTATCCGTTATTTTCTAAAAATACATTCATTCTTTTTACTATTAATTCAGCTTTTATCGGGTTCGACTTTTTGTAACCCCTAAATCCGTGAATTACCAGCTGTAAAATTTCCATTTCTTCAGCGCTTAATTCGTGCGTGTACTGTTCGAAAGTTGTAATCATTTGTAAATGTTTTTAATGTTATTCTTTTCAGCGTATCGAATTACAAAATCCTGCGCATCTTCTAACCTTTGACTTGAATAAAGGTACTGCCTGTTTCTACGAACGTAAAAGTAATTGTAAACGTAACCATACTTGTTTTTTACCTTAGTTGGGTAAATCCATTTTAACTGTTTTTCCATATCTATTTATTTTGTGTTTGTCAAAAGTAATATAAATTATTAATATAGTTCTAATTCTTTACATTTTTTTTTATAGGTGCTGATTATTTCTTTTAGTTCGTCTATTGTGAACTTTCGTGTTTTAGTAGCTTCAGCGCTTAAATTCTCAAATTCCTCTATTCCGATTTTCTTCAATAAGTTTTCACGGTAGTAAATTAAATTTCCTGAAAGATACGTGTTACAGTGTTCACATTGAAGATGTACATTCCTTTCGTCAAATCTAACGGACCAATGATTATTAGCGTTGTAGAAGTGTCCCGCATTGATTTTTAACGGCTTCTTTTGACACGAAATACAAACGTTCCCGGCATCCCTTAATCGAATAAACTTATTGAATACTTGTTGCGATAATTTAACGTAATCTTGAATTGTCATTAAATCCATTTTTAACTTCGCCTTTTTACGTTTCCAGTTCTTTTCTTTTACCTCGTTTATCCATTCAGTTACGCAATTAGGGTCGAAGCAATTTTTTTGCAGCGTTGTAATTGGTTGGAATTGTTGACGGCAGTATTTACATTTTTTATTTTTCATAGTTCAACCGTTAGTTCTTCACCCGTAAGTGCAAAGTATAAATTTTGAAGCTGATGAACGTATTCAATATATTTATACCAATCGCCGTAATCATTCATGTAGAAATGACAATATACATCATCTTCTATATCAACATCAAATCCACCATTTTGATATAGACCTATATTATCATTATATTCAAATCCTAATTTCAATAACCACTCTGTTGTTATTTTAATAGGTATCAAACAAATTCCAACATAAAACCTACTCGTATTATCGTGTATTTTTACACTATTATTTGTTCTAATTTCAGACACTATAACGTGACCTTGTTTTCCGTTTAAATAGTTTCCTATTCTTAATTCATTTGTTTTCATATTTCACCGCTTATTAACATTTCTAAATGCTTATTCAAACTCTTATTCTCTTGTTTTAACATTATGTTTTCAAGTTCTAATTCGTGGTTTCGTCTATTCGTAGCCATTAACATTTTATCTACGTGGTTTAAATATTGCACCGCTTCGCCTACTTCGCCTAAACTTTTTTCCATTGATTCAATTAGTTCTTTACGGTCAGGTCTTTTTTGCTTTATTTCTTCCAGTGTATTGTTTATTTTCCAATATACTAAGTTTAATCCAGCTTTGCGCTTTATCATTTCGATCATAATTTTTCTATTTCGTGTTTTACTTGTTGCCAGTATTCAAGACTATCTTCTTCATATTCAATTGAAGTAAATAAAAAATCAGATTCTAATCTTAAATCTACTGCAATTAACGCGCATCGTTTTGCTATTCCAGTACATAATATTTCATCACCGCATTGTGTATCTTCAGACCATAACACAAATTTATAACTATCTACTAATTCAAATGCTTTTTCTTTAGGTGTCATATTTCTTAATTTAAAATGGCATAGTCATTTCGCCGTTCTTGTTTTCAATTGGTTTTAATTCTTTAAAAGCTCCTTGCTTCATTCTTTCACTAAACGAAAGTAATTCTTTTCCATTTACTATTTCAGGTTTTGAAGTTGGAAAACTATTTGAAATTGGTTTAGGTTCGTGTTTACTTCGATTAGCGTATATTTTATTATCAGCAAAATCTTTAATGTAGTATTGATATTTTTCTACGTCTAAAAATAGTTTGTACGTTCCGTTTTTTGAAACGCCTTTAGGCTTGCTTTTAGCCACTTTTAAGTGTACTTCGTTTTCTTCATATACATTACCTTCGGCATCCATTACTCCAGCGGGTGGTCGCCACGGAATTAAAACCGTTAAACCTTTTCTAAACCATACTTGACCGCCCGCAAAGTCGCGCGCCGTTGGCATAGGGTAAAATGTATGTCCGTTTTGTGTTACGGGTGCTTGATCACGTACGTGGTTTATAATGCAATTGTGTCTTTTCGTCTTTCGGGCGTTTTTACGTGCCATCCCTAAAATTCTACTTAAATATTTGTCCTCGCGTCCTAAGTCCGAATGTATATATTCTTCAGTAAGTTCGTTCCAAGGGTCAATCGTAGTTGTGTTAATTGTTATTTCTTGCGTACGTTCAATTTCATCTACTAATTTATAGAAGTTTTCAAGCGTTAAATCTTCATCAATAGGGTCAATTACTATAAAATGATCGTTAACAAACATTTCAGCAGCAACTTGTTCGCCTTGTGTCATTGAATTTTCTCCTATTGTGTACGGTTTACCGATATATTTATAGCATAATTCAGCGTATATTTCAGCAGCG